AAACCAACGCTTCTGGCGCAGCTGGCACACCGCTTGCTCTCGCTGATCGTGGCTTGAACATCAACTTCCTGTACACTTCTGGTTCGACTGCAACGGGTACTTCCGCTGTTTCGATCAACAATGCAACGGAAGCCGATACTAGCACGCTAAACTGCAAAATCCTCCAGCTCGACCCAACTCCGGGTAACGCTGTTGGCGCTTTTGCTAACTGGCTCGTCGTCCTCAACAACCACCTGTATAAGGGTGGCGTGACCGGCCTCTGATACGCCAGTAGGGAGAATTTAAAATGGCTATTAATACCACCGCAATCCGCGATCTGCTCCGGCCCGGTTTGGCCGCCGTTTTCGGCGACTATCCAATGTACCCCGGTCAGTGGTCGGAAATCTTCGAGAAGCACACATCCGATAAGGCTGTTGAAATCGAAGTCGAAGTCAAGCTGCTCGGCTTGGCTCAGATCAAGGCAGAAGGCGCTTCGACCGCTTACGGCGAAATGGGTCAACGCTTTGTAACGAACTACGTAAACCGTTACACCAGCATTGGTTTCATCATCACCCGTCAGGCGATCAAAGACAACCTTTACCAATCGTCGTTTCCACTGCAGGCGAAGGCTCTTCGTCAGTCGATGGAACAGACCAAAGAAGTTCTCGGCGCATCCGTTCTAAACAACGGCTTCTCGTCGAACTTCCCAATCGGTGACGGTCAGCCTTTGTTCTCGACTCAGCACCCGATTGAAAACGGTGTTGTCGCTAACACGTTCACGATCCAAGCTGACTTGAACGAAACGTCGCTTCAGGATGCCATCGTTGGCGTTCAGCGCTTCCGTGATGCTGCGGGCCTCCGCATCATGACGAAGCCTACGAAGCTCATCGTTCCAGCCGAACTGCAGTGGACGGCGACCCGCCTGCTCCAATCGCAGTTCCGCGTCGATACAGCAAACAACGACATCAACGCGATTTATAACAACTCGGCGGTTCCGCAGGGTCATCGCGTCAACATGTTCTTGACGGACACCAACTCTTGGTTCCTGCTCACCGACGCTCCAAACGGCTTCAAGCACTATGAGCGTGAAGCTCTCGAAACCGATGTCTACACGGACTTCGACACCGACAACCTCAAGGCGAAAGCCATTGAGCGTTATTCGTTCGGTTGCTCGAACTTCCGCGCAGGCTGGGGTTCACAGGGCGCTTCCTAATCGGACTCAGGGGGTGGCATCCGTCACCCCCTAACTATGGAGAAAATTAATGACTCACTTCTCTGATGGTGTTCGGGCAGGTAGGAACTTTGCTAATAACGGTACGGCTTCGGAACCGGGCGTCTTTTTGTCGCCAATCAATGTTTATAACGTGGTTCCTGTGGCTTTGGACGCAGATGGTATCTGCGCTCAGCAAACATTGGCAGCAGCCGGTAACGCGCTTATAAACGGCGCTCTGGCCTCCGGTGGCACCGTTACCCTTGACGTTCCTCGCAACGTCATTGTTGACGCTGCTGGTGCGGCTACGGCTGTTCTGACAATTACCGGCACCGACGTTTATGGCATTCCGATGTCTGAAGCGATTACCTTGAACGGCACGACTGCTGTTGCAGGTAAGAAGGCATTTAAGACGATCACCAGCATTGCAGCATCCGCTGCAGCAACCGACTTCTTTGTCGGTACAGGTGACGTGTTCGGCCTTCCTATCCGTGCAAACGCCCGTAACTACGTTCTGACTGCTTGGGGTTCTGCATTCGTAACGACTGGCACATTCACTGCCGCCGATGCGACAACCGCAACAACCACAACTGGCGACGTTCGCGGCACTTTTGCTCCTGCTGACGCTGCCGACGCTTCTAAGCGGCTGACACTTTGGGTATTCGTCCTTGATGACGATACTCAGACCGGCCTCTATGGCGTTGCTCAAGCCTAATGATTGGGGCGGCCTTCGGGTCGCCCTAGTTACATGGAGACGGTAATGCGGTCGAAGAAAGATTTTCAGTTCAAGGCTAAGCATAAGAACCCGAAGGGCGGCCTCAATGAAGCTGGCCGGAAGGCGTATAATGCAGCCACTGGATCGAACTTAAAGCGTCCGCAGCCGGAAGGCGGCTCTCGTCGTGACAGCTTTTGCGCCCGAATGAAGGGCATGAAGAAGAAGCTGACATCTGCTGAGACTGCTAAAGATCCGAATAGCCGGATTAATAAATCACTCAGAGCGTGGAATTGCTAATATGCGTGGAAAAAAGAATTTCATTGCCGAGGCTATCAAGAAGCCCGGCGCACTTCGTAAAGCGCTTGGCGCTAAAGCTGGCAAGCCGATACCTGCAGGAAAGCTGGAGGCAGCCGCTAAGAAGCCCGGCAAAATGGGCCAACGTGCCCGTCTCGCTATGACCCTGAAAGGCATGAAATAATGGCTGACGCAGTAAACTCTCAAACCCTGTTCGACGGCGCAAGCCAAGCCGTTATAAAATTCAACAACGTATCTGACGGGACTGGCGAAAGCGCCGTTCTCAAGGTCGATGTATCAACGCTGACTGCAAACTTTGAAGGTAAGGCTTGCACAGCCGTTTCAATCCGCAGGATCACAGCTATGGTCAACGGCATGTCAGTCAACATCCTTTGGGATGCTGACACGGATGTAAGTGCTGTTATTCTCGCCCCCGGTATGTACACGCTGAACTTTGACGACACAGCTATCCTCGGCAACAATGCCGGCGCGGGTAAGACTGGCGACATCATGTTCACCACAATCGGCGCTTCGTCCGGTGACACATACAGCATCATCCTTGAGATGATAAAAACCTACGCATAATAGGAGTTTATTATGATCCTTCGTCGATACACAAACGCCAATGGTGATCAGCAGGAAATCTGCCTTTCTCAAGAAGACTGGGAAAAGGTAACTGAAGAATCGCTTGAGATGATGCTCGGCTTCAAGAAGGCTCCTGAGCCTGTGGTCGAAACGCCCGTCGTTGAAGAAGTGCCCGCCGCTGTCGAAGAAACTCCGGCTGCCGAAAAAGCTCCGGCTAAGAAGAAGAAATAATGCGTGGCCGCAAAGAGTCGCGTGTGAATGAGGCCGGGAACTACACGAAGCCCGGCCTCCGCAAGCGCCTGTTTGAAAGCATCAAGGCCCGCGAGACTCAAGGCACTGGGGCTGGAAAATGGTCAGCGAGGAAGGCACAGCTTCTAGCCAAGTCATATAAAGCCAAAGGCGGCGGATATGCCGATTAGAAAACCTCAGCAATCCCTCAAGGACTGGACGGACCAGAAGTGGACCACCAAGTCTGGGAAACCGTCCAGTAAGACGGGTGAACGGTATCTTCCCAAGGAAGCCATTAAATCGCTGACGCCGGCTGAATATGCTGCTACAAGCAAAGCCAAGCGCGAAGGAAAGAAGGCTGGGAAGCAGTTTGTAGCCCAGCCAAAATCCATCGCTAAGAAAACGGCGAGGTTCAGATGACGACGAGCGGCACGTACACATTCGGTGACACCGAACAGATTGACATTATTACCGAAGCGTATGAGCGCGTCGGTCGTAATCCTGCATCTCTGGCATCAAATGACATCGACAGTGCGCGCCGATCCATCAATTACATGTTCTCTGACTGGGCAAATAATGGTCCTAACCTGTGGGCTGTTGATCTGCAGAGTATCGTTCTGACGCCCGGTACGCTTTATTACGACCTTGAGCCACGCACTGTGTCAATCCTTCAGGTCTATACGCGCACCATGTCAGGCGCTCAGGCTACCGACCTTATGATGTCGCCAATCAGCCGCGCTGAATACGACGCAATCCCGAACAAGGCGCAGCTCGGTCAGCGCCCGTTCCAATACTATTTCCAGCGCACTATCACTCCGCGACTGTACATCTGGCAGGCTCCACAGGATGCTGGCGTCACGCTATTCTATCACCGCATGAAAATCCAAGAGGATGCCGGCGCGTTCACTGATAGTATGGATGCTCCGAACCGTTGGATGGAAGCCATTGCAGCTGGCCTCGCCGCCAAACTAGCTGTTAAATTTGCACCTGACCGGCTCAGCTTCCTTCAAGGTTTAGCGGACAGTTCATACGACCGTGCCGCAGCTGAAGATCGCGAAAAGGTTCCGCTTCGTATCACTATAGATATGCAGGGGTATTAAATGCAGTACGCATTCGGTCGCGGCAGAAAACAACGGACACAGCCGAAGTTTGACGCAAAAAATCCTAGAGGTATCGCCATATGCGATGGGTGCGGATTCCTCGTCCAGCACTCGCATCTGCGCGAGAAGAAAGACTATCGTGGCGGCTCGGTCCCTGTTGGGCTTAGCCTTTACGTTTGCGCTTCTTGCGATGATGTTCCGCAGCCATATTACAGCCGCTTGCTCCTGCGGCCTGATCCCGTGCCGCTGAGAAATCCGCGCCCAGATTACAATCCAAGCTATTTCGTTCTTGATGAGAATGGTATACAGCGGATTGTAACGCAGGACGATCAGCCGATTATTCAGGAGAGCTAAGTGTCTGACATTAAAATCTCTCAGATGGAGCCTTGGGTCGGCGCTGTCACTGGCAACGTCGAATTTCCGGCTGTCTTTGCAAACGAAAACTATCGAATCGCCCTTAGCCAGCTGACGCCTTCGACGTTTGGCTTCGGCAATATGGCGCTGCAGAACTCGAATGCTGTCAGCATCACTGGCGGTAACGTCGCTGTCACAGCCCTCTCCGGCGCAATCACGATTGCAAATGGTGGTACAGGTTTGGGAGCGACGCCGACGAACGGGCAGCTGCTCATCGGAACTGGCTCCGGCTATGCGCTTGCCAACCTGACTGCCGGCTCCGGTATCAGCATTACGAACTCTTCCGGCGGCGTCACTATCGCTGCCAGCGGCGCTGGCTTCGGCACTGTCACATCCGTTGACGTAAGCGGCGCTGCGACCGGCCTTATCTTCTCTGGCGGCCCAGTAACAACGTCAGGCGTCATCACGATGTCCGGCACTCTGGCCGTGGCAAACGGCGGAACAGGTGGCACGACAGCCACCACGGCACGCGCTAACCTCTCTGCTGCCAAGTCTGGGGCCAATAGCGACATCACCTCGATTACCGGTCTGACGACACCACTATCAGTCCTTCAGGGCGGTACGGGCGCTAACGATTCGCTGAGCGGTTACATCTTCGGCAACGGCACGAATCCGTTCACGTCGGTTGCGACTATTCCAATGTCGGATCTCACTGGCACACTTCCAATCAGTAAGGGTGGCACAAACGCGACGACAGCAGTTGGTGCGCGTGCAAGCATTCTTCCTGATTATACAAGCAACGCAAATAAAGGCCTCTTCGTCAATGTCGGGGCTACGGATGTTGAATGGCGCACTATGCCCGGGTCGGGTACTGTCACCAGCATTAATGTCAGTGGTGGCTCAACGGGCCTAACGACAACTGGTGGCCCGGTTACTATCAGCGGAACAATTACGCTTGCAGGCACATTAGCTGTGGCCAGTGGCGGCACTGGCGCAACTATAGCGGGCACTGCGCGCACGAACCTCGGCGCGGCGGCCTCTGGTGCCAATACCGACATCACGTCGATTGCGCTCACCACAGGCACAGTTAGCACGGCCCCAGCCACCAGCAATGATATTGTTAACAAGGCCTACGTTGACACGCTGGTTGCAAGAGGCATTCACTTTCACCAGCCAGTGCGGGTTGAGTCGCCAATCAACCTAAACGCAACATACAACAATGGTACTGCCGGGGTCGGCGCAACGCTGACCAATGCCGGCACTCAAGCTGCGCTGGTTATTGATGGCGTGACGGTTAACGTCGCTGATCGCGTTTTAGTTTATGAGCAGACCACGCAGACGCAGAACGGCATATATGTCGTTACAAACGTAGGCTCTGTTTCAACAAACTGGGTACTGACACGATCCAGTGACGCAGACACCTATGTGATCGATAGCTCAAACGGCCTGAGCGAAGGCGCAACTGTCTTTGTCCAGCAGGGTACGACCGGTGCAGGCGAGACATACACCTGCAATACCGTCGGTGTAATTACGTTTGGTACGACGGCGATTACGTTTGTTCAGATTTCAGCCGCTCAAATCTACAGCGCTGGCACTGGTCTAACGCTGACCGGCACGCAATTTAGCATCACAAATACTGGGTTAGCGGCAAGCACCTACGGCAGCGCGTCAGCTGTCCCTGTCATTGCGTTTAACGCTCAAGGTCAGGCCACAAGCGTTACCAGTACGAATATAGCTATTGCCGCCTCCCAGATCACGTCTGGCAGCGTCGCCATAGCTAATGGCGGGACGAACGGAACCGCTACTCCCACCGCCGGAACTGTTGCATATGGCACAGGAACGGCATACGCATTCACTTCAGCTGGAACTACTGGTCAAGTTCTGCTATCTAATGGCTCATCTGCACCGTCTTGGGGCGGCATCGACGGAGGTACTTTCTAATGGCGGCTACAAATTTCACGCCAATTCAGTTATATAGGACAACTACGGCGGCTGCTATCCCAACCGCTGGAAACCTTGCTGCGGGTGAGCTTGGCATTAACCTGACTGATGAGCGATTGTATTTCAAGAATGCTGCGGGCGTTGTTAAGCTGCTTGCCTCGAACAGCGGCGCACTGGGCACTGTCACTTCGGTCGATGTCAGCGGCGGCACGACGGGTCTAACTACATCGGGTGGCCCGATCACCAGCAGCGGTACGATCACGCTTGCTGGCACGCTTGGCGTAGCTAATGGCGGCACAGGTGCCACGACATTCACTGCCAACGGCGTCGTTTACGGCAACACCACATCTGCCCTCCTTGTAACCGCTGCGGGCACCACGGGTCAGGTTCTCGTCGGCAACACAGGTGGCGCACCTTCATGGGCCACCCTCACTAGTATTGGCGTCACTTCGTTTAGCGCAGGCACGACGGGCTTCACGCCGTCTACGGCTACCACAGGTGCAATAACCCTCGCTGGCACGCTTGGCGTGGCGAACGGTGGCACAGGCACCGCCACCGCCTTCACCGCTGGCTCCGTCGTCTTTGCCGGTGCGTCTGGCGTATATTCGCAGGACAACGCTAACTTTTTCTGGGATGACACTAACAACCAGCTTGGGATTGGTACGGCCACACCCGTAAGCCGTCTTAACGTATCCGGCACGACGGGCTTCACTTGGCCGGATGGTGGTGGTACATCGTCTGGCCTTGTCACCATCGGAACCCAAGGCACTGGCGGTTCGCTCTTCGTAAACACCGCAAGCCTTAGTGCGGGCTTTGCGTCAGGCTTGGCTATTGACGGGACATACTCAAGCCTGTCATCTGTAGTCAATATAAAGGCGGTTGGCGTCAAGTCTGGCGGTGGCTACAATGCTTCCCTTGCGTTCCATACCAGTTCTGAAACCACGTTAGCAGAACGCATGCGCATCACCGGCGCGGGTGATGTCGGGATTGGTACGAGTTCGCCGGGTGAGAAACTGCAAGTTGTTGGCTCCATTCGCGTAAATACGACTGGTACGATTTTCTCCAATATCTACACGTCGCCCGGTAACACGCAGACATGGCTGGTCAATAACGGGTCATCTAGCGACACCTACCTTACGAGCGACACCGCGCAACGCTACCGGATGCTAACGGGTGTTGGTCATCGTTGGGAAACGGCTGCATCTGGTACGGCGGGCGCGGCTATTTCGTGGACTGAGCGCATGGTCCTCGACACCAGCGGCAACGTCGGGATTGGTACGAGTTCGATAACTCCCATTTTAGGGAGAACCTTGCAAATAGGTGATGGTACAACCAATTCGTCTATTAGTTTGATTGGTTCTGGCGCGAGTACTACTGGCGACGGGTACATAGCATCAACGGCAGTAGCGTTTGAAGTGTACTCCCGTGTGTCAACACCAATGATATTCGGCACTAACGACACAGAACGTATGCGCATCGACGCCAGCGGTAACGTCGGGATTGGTACGAGTACAGCATACGGCGGACGTTTAAATATCGTCCCTGCGACAAACCCCACAACGGCATCTGGCGCAAACCAAATATCGATTGGTGAAAGCGGGTCAAATACAGCCTACAGGTTAAATGTCGGTTATATGCTTGTGAGCGGGTCTTACTACGCAGGTTCGATACAATCAATTGCCGGAAGTGCTGGCGCACCTTTGATATTGAACGGAGATGGCGGCGGCGTCGGGATTGGTACGTATGCGCCGACAAACTGCCGCCTTCAGATAAAAGGCGCGAACAATACTACTGGCGCGTTTGCTGATGGGTTGAAAGTCACATCTAACAACGAGACTGTTGAGATGCAGTACTCGTGGTGGGGCATAAATGGCGGCGCAATACATTTTGGTATTTCTGGAACAGAAAAAGCCCGCATCGACAGCAGCGGTAACTTGCTGGTGGGTTGCACTAGCACCGCATTTGCAGGTGGGGCTAATACTGGGATTTATCTCACAAATACCAGTGGGGGCACTGGCGGCTTACATATAAAGAACACGGCCAACAATACCGGAACAAAGGTTGTCACATTTTACGGCTGGAACGACACAGAGACGGGTTCAATCGAAACATATGTCAACGTAACCAACTACAACATATCCTCAGATGCTCGCCTCAAAGAAAACATTGCCGACGCGGATGATACTGCCAGCTTGATTGACGCCATTAAGGTGCGGAAATTTGATTGGAAATCAAACGGCAGTCATCAACGCTACGGTATGGTTGCTCAGGAACTTGTCGAAGTCGCACCAGAGGCAGTAAGCCAGCAAGCAGACCCAGAAGAGATGATGGGCGTTGATTACTCAAAACTGGTTCCGATGCTCGTTAAGGAAATTCAATCACTCCGCGCCCGCGTGGCACAACTAGAAGGAAACTAAGACATGGCTATCACAAACACTTGGTCCGTAGTTCAGATGGACGCATACCCAGAACTCGACGGTCAAACCGACGTAGTATTCTCAGTCCATTGGACATTGGTCGGCACTGACGGAACCTACAACGGCGGCGTATACGGCTCGGTCGGCGTGACGCTCGATCCTGATGCACCCTTCACACCATATGCCTCACTCACGCAAGCGCAGGTCATTGGCTGGGTGCAAGACGCACTTGGCGAAGAGCAAGTTACCGCGTATGAAGCTAATGTGGCGCAGCAGATAGAGAACCAAATCAATCCTCCTGTTGTGACGCCACCATTACCTTGGAGCGAATAATATGGAAATCAATCTTACCTTAAACGTCGATGAGATCAACGCCGTCCTACAGACGCTGGGCAACCTGCCTACGTCTTCAGGCGCGTTTCCGCTTCTCATGAAGATCAAGCAGCAGGCTGAAACTCAGATTCCTGAGGAGCAGCAAAGCGGTGAAGAAACTCAAGGGTAATTACCCTTAATAGATATGCAGGTGGGAGGTCGTCGTGGCTAATATTAAGATTACACAACTTGGTCCAGCGACAGTCCCACTTGCAGGAACTGAGGTTCTTGAGCTGGTTCAGGCCAGCACCAGTGTTCAGGTGGCGGCCAGCGCAATCGCTAATACCGCCAATAACGTCCGCACGGTTGCGACTGGCGGCACGGGCGCGGCAACGCTGACAGGTTACGTCAAGGGCAACGGTACGTCTGCGATGACCGCTGCTGCTACGATTCCTGTGGCAGACATCGCTGGCACGCTTCCGGTCGCCAATGGCGGCACAGGCGCAGCGACGCTGACTGTCGGTCAGTATCTCAAGGGTAATGGCACATCGGCCATCACCAGCACTGCGACGATCCCGTTTAACGACATTGCCGGTCGCGCATATATTTCTGCATTCAGCGCCATCGATCAGACTGGCAATATTGCTGCGGCTACAGCTGTGATTCTTGGGACGACTAGTTTTAGCTCTGGTATTTCCATGACCAACAATGGCAGTGGCAATGCTACCCGGATTACCTTCACGGAAGCTGGAACGTATATGCTTGCGCCGAGCATTCAGTTTAAAAACGTCGATAGTAACGACCATGACGCTACAGTTTGGTTCCGCAAGAACGGGACTGACATTGCAAATTCCGCCACGATTACGAACATACCTAAGGCCGCAGATGGTGGCGCGCAGTTCTTCCAGATTGTAATCTATGAGCAGGTGACTGCAGGTCAGTACATTGAGATCATGTGGCTTCCCGAAGACGCAGATGTGACCATCGACTATACGGCTGCTGGCGCAATCGCTCCTGCAATTCCATCGATAATTCTAGCGGCAGAGCGGATTGCATAATGATCGAGCAGCTGATCAGCCGCGTATTTTATGCCCGTAATCTAGCTCACTTTGCTCACTGGCGCGCAAAGGGTGATGGCAGCTACGCCAAACACAAGGCGCTGGGCAAGTTCTATGACGGCGTGATTGACGCGATTGATCCGCTGGTTGAGGCTTATCAGGGTGCGTATGAGCTGATCGGAGCGATTCCAGTTCCCGGCGAAATGGAAAAAGATATTCTGAAATGTCTTGAATCCGACGCCGAATGGATCGAGAAGAATCATGAAAAGATCTGCAAGGGCAACCGCGCTGTTGCGAATCTGATTGACGGCGTGACGGGCGTGTATCTCTCTGCAATTTATAAGCTACGGAACCTGCGGTGATGGACATTGACATTAACACCATAATCACCGTTATCGGCTTCATCGGGGGCCTGATAACGGTATGGGTGAATCTCAATAGCCGACTGACGCTGCTTGAGGCGCGTCTGGGATTCGGTGACGAGAAGTTCAACGCTATCGATAAAAAGTTCGACGAGGTGATGATACACCTTCGCCGGATCGAAGATAAATTGGATAACAAGGCGGATCGGTGATGAAGTGGCTCTTGCTACCCCTCGCGGCTTTGGCCCTCACGGGCTGCCAAGATCGCTATCGGTACGACTGCCAAGATCCTGCGAACTGGGAAGATGAACTTTGCAAAAAGCCCAGATGCGTTGCGATGGGCTATTGCACAGAATGGTTGATAGATACGGGTGAAGAAGATGAAGCCGAGAAGTGAATGGTCGCCAGAGGAACTGCTGCGCTTCATTGTCGGCATCGTTCTTTCACTGACGCTTACGTTCATCGTGGCAACCGTGCTATATTCGCTGGTGTTTGTATCGCAGCCGATGGAGGGGCAGTCCCCGAATGACGCTGAGTTTTTTAAGCTGATTAACCCGATAGCGACGTTTATCGTGGGAGCATTGGCGGGACTTATGGCAGGGCAGGGCAGTGGCTCGATGAAGCCCAAGGATGAGGAGATTAAAGATGAGTTTCCTAAAGAGCTTTGAAAGCAACGCTGACGGCGTGAATGACACCGTTGAGTTTGTTATCCGCGTGGCAATCGTCACGCTGTCGGCAGTTATCCTTGTCGTTGTGCTGGCGCTTGCTGTTGGCCTGTTTGTGTCGAACGACGTTGTGGACAGCGCGGCTATCCTTGAGACGATTAACCCTGCGTTCCAGACGATCATTGGTGCGTTTGTCGGTCTGCTTGGTGGCCTGAGCCTAAACGCCAATGCGCGGGACAAGGAAACGCCACCGGAAGAGCCGCTTGAACTGACACCAGAAATGCAGCCAGAACCAGAAGCACCCAAGCCATACAGCGATCCTCAGGGCACTGTTTTTATCGACGAGCCTGAAGATGACGACGATGACGATATGGAGCCTTGGGAGAAGTATCGCAACGACCTGCGCTATGACGCCAATGGCGACGGCGTTGTCGATGAACTTGACTTTCCAGATTGGCGGAGTGCTGGCAAATGAGCATGATTGAACTTCAGAAGAAGATCGGCGTAACGGCTGACGGGGCTTTCGGCCCCGGCACGCTGAAGGCCGCCGCATCCTACTTCAAGCTAAACAAGAACCGCGCTGCCCACTTTTTTGCTCAGTGCGCGCACGAGAGTGGCAACTTCAAAGCGTTCAGCGAGAACCTGAACTATGGCGCGAAGGGGCTGCGCGGCATCTTTGGGAAGTATTTTCCAACCGACGCAATGGCCAAGGCATATGAGCGTCAGCCAGCCAAGATTGCTAACCGCGTCTATGCTAATCGTATGGGCAATGGCGACGAAGCGTCAGGCGAAGGTTTTCTGTACAAAGGTCGAGGCCCCCTCCAACTCACTGGCAAGAACAACTACCGCGCATTCGGT